TTGAGACAGGATACTGGGGTCAACCACCAACCAGATATCATGCAACTAAAGAGTTAGAGTATACTGACATTAGTGCCAATCTAAAGCCTAGCGGAGAATTACCACTACACTTTGGCTTGCAAAAAGAAATGGGACAGCATACTGGAGATGTTCGTGTAGTAGTACACGTTCACCCTACTTACTGTATTGCCGCAATGCATGCCGGTATTGATTTGAGTACTATCAGTAATGCTTTCCCGGAACTTAACCGCTACACTAAAGTTGCACCAAACGTAGGCGATGTAAAGCCTATTAGTCAAGAACTTGCAGACCAATGTCATTATCGGTTAGAATTAGATGATCGCGGAAATATTGCCTACGACATAGTTGGCATTAAAGGACACGGCGTAGTTGCTATTGATACAACCCCGTGGCGTGCCTATGAACACATTGAACGATTAGAACATATTTGTAAGATAGTACTTGCATCAGGAAAATATTAATGTCAAAACAACAATACAATTTAAACACAAAGACAGACTATCTAAGTCGTAAAATGTTTCTGGACCCAGCTGGACCAGTTACTATTCAAAGATTTGAAGAAGTTAAGTACAAGAAGATTGCAGACTTCGATGCCACAGCTCGAGGATTCTTCTGGCAACCAGAAGAAGTAAGTCTTACTAAAGATAGCAATGACTTTAAAGATGCTAGTGATGCAGTTAAACATATCTTCACTAGCAACCTACTACGTCAGACAGCATTAGACAGTTTACAAGGTAGAGGACCAACACAAGTATTCACTCCTGTTTGTAGTCTCCCCGAAGTTGAAGCTCTCATGTACAACTGGGGATTCTTTGAAACAAACATTCACAGCAAGAGCTACAGTCATATCATTCGTAACATCTACAATGTGCCAAAGGATGTGTTCAACACAATCCACGACACCAAAGAGATTGTAGACATGGCATCAAGCGTGGGCCTATACTACGATGCGTTGCATAAAATCAACTGTCGTAAAGAAGTAGGTGAAACAGTTGACGAGCACGAGCATATCAAAGCTATTTGGATGGCATTGAACGCAAGTTATGCGCTAGAGGCGTTCCGCTTTATGGTTAGCTTTGCCACCAGCTTGGCAATGGTTGAGAATAAGATCTTTATTGGTAACGGCAACATCATCAGTTTGATCTTACAAGACGAACTGCTACACAAAGGTTGGACTGCTTACTTGATTAATCAAGTGGTCAAGGAAGATCCTCGCTTTGTCAAAGCCAAACAAGAGTGCGAGCAAGAAGTTTATGCTATGTACATAGATGTTATCCGTGAAGAAAAATTATGGGCCGACTACTTATTCAAAATGGGCCCAGTTATCGGATTGAATGCCAACATTCTTAAAGACTTTGTAGACTATACAGCAGTTGGCGCATTGAAGGATATTGGTATCAAGTATCTAAGTCCAGCACCAAAGTCAACACCTATTCCTTGGTTCAACAAACATAGCGATACTAGCAAGAAACAAACAGCATTGCAGGAAAACGAATCAACTAATTATGTTATCGGTGTGATGTCCGACGCTATTGACTACGACGAGCTTCCTGTATTATAATAACAATTATGACAGAATTATTCCAAATACATGATAATATAGTTGATAAAGAAATGATGCAACTGTACTATAAATGGACTATGGATTCTAATAGCTGGTTCTTTGGCCGGCAAGCTACATTAGAAGATAATAGATTTTGGGGTCAAAAACTTTATGAACGGCCGGGAGCTGGACACTTTTTTGTAGAGTATTTAGAAAAGAAATTTAAGACAGTAAGTAGCATCAATTTTGTTACTAACTCTGCTGCATTAAATGGACAGACCTCTAATCAACAAGGCGGATGGCACACTGATATGGATTATACCCCAACAGGTGAGCCTAACACTTCTCCTCCTGAAAAGTTTTTAACGCTGTTATATTATGTAAACCCAACGTGGGACGATCCGAGAGGGTCAACAATACTAAAAACCCCCGATGATAAAGATTTAGAAATTAAATTTGTTCCAGGACGTATTGCAGTTTTCCCTAGTTCGTGGAGACACTACGGAGACTGCCCAGCACAAGATAATTTATTAAGAATTACCTGTGCTCTTAAATTAGAAATTATAGAAGATAAGGTGTAACAATGAAAGCAACTATTTGGTCCAAGTACCACTGTCCTTATTGCGATCAAGCAAAGGCATTATTAAAACAAAAAGGTATAGCGTTTGAAGAGAAAAAAATCGGAGACGGATACACAAAAGAAGAACTATTGGAAGCTGTTCCAACAGCACGAACAGTGCCGCAGATTTTTATCGGCGAAGAATTGATCGGTGGATTTACAGAACTTAAAGCACATTTAGAAAAGGTATAAAATGTTAATTAACAAAGGCGTAAGCGTAGGCGAAGTTATTACACTTAAACTCACAAGTGGAGAAGAACTAGTTGCCAAACTAGTAGAAGAAACAGATAGCTATTATAAGCTATCAAGAATACAGGTTATTGGTATGGGTCCAAAAGGTCCCGGACTAATGCCTTACCTGTTTACAGTTAGCCCTGACAGAGATGTTAAGCTACTTAAAACAACAGTAACGGTAGCTGAAGCAAGCGACGAACAATTTGCTAAACAGTTCCTTGAGTCAACAACTGGCATTGCGCTAGTCTAATATGACGTACTGTATACTTTATTCATGAACATTTATTTAGACATGGACGACGTAGTCGCCGACTGGATGGGCTATGCCCGCAATTACCTTAAACAACCTGCTTGGCAAGAGGGAGAAATACTTCCTCAGCCGGTGTGGAATAGTCTCAAAGACGATCAACGTATGTACAGTAAACTTCCTTTAAAAGAAGGTGCTGTTGATCTAGTCAATTGGGTCACAGAGTATACTGACAAACATAAAGATGTTGGTTTATACTTTTTAACTGCTGTTCCCCATAACAATGATATGCCTTGGGCGTTTGTTGATAAAGTCTGGTGGGCAAGATTGCATTTTCCTCATATTCCTGTATTTTTTGGACCATATAGTCACGATAAATGGGTTAGATGCGAAAGTGCAGAAGATATCTTAATTGATGATCGACGCAGTAACAATGAAGAATGGATTAGAGCCGGCGGCCGTGCTCATTTATATCGTAATTGGACAGACTGTAAAGAATGGTTAGAAAAAGAATTGGGCCCATTGTAAAAATCCATTTCATTATTGCAAGTACAATTCTGTAGCTAGCAATAACTAATATAACACAAAGGAGACCATAACATGGCAACAAACAAATATTCAGAATTCACAAAAATCGTAGAGGCTATGGAGGCAGACTTCGAAAAGTTCTATGACAAGGAAGTTGGCGCTGCCGGCACCCGTGTTCGTAAGGCTTGCCAAGACTTGGCTAAGTTGTGCAAAGAAACTCGTAACGATGTTACAGCAGTTAAAAACGCACGAAAAGAAGCAGCTTAATGTCAACGAAACCCCTGGTAAATACGTTATATACTTACAAGGGGTATAATATGAAAAAACTTTTAACTGTTCTTTTACTATCTGCTAGTGCTACTGTATTTGCAGGTCCGCACCATGGACATGGTTTTAGGCATCATGGATATTGGCAAGGCTCTCACAATAATTGGATAGCTCCTGCTATCGTGGGTGGCGTAGTAACTTATGTATTGACCCGTCCTCAACCGGCGCCTGTTATTATAGAACAACAGCCTGTGCAGACATGTACTGAATGGCGAGAAATACAAACTTCTGAAGGTAAAACTTACAAGGAGAGAACTTGCTATGGCATACAGCGATAAAGTTGTTGATCACTATGAAAATCCCAGGAATGTCGGATCTTTTGATAAGAGTGATCCTGATGTTGGTACTGGTATGGTTGGCGCACCTGCTTGCGGTGACGTAATGAAACTACAGATAAAGGTTGATCATGATACAGGTATTATTACAGATGCGAAATTTAAAACGTATGGCTGTGGATCGGCTATCGCAAGTTCGAGCCTCATTACAGAATGGGTCAAAGGAAAAACCCTCGACCAAGCCGGAGCAATCAAAAACTCCGAAATCGCCGAAGAACTAGCATTGCCTCCGGTCAAGATACATTGTTCAATTCTAGCAGAAGATGCTATCAAGGCGGCCGTAAATGATTACCGTAACCGACACAGCAAGTAAAAGAATCAAACAGAATTTAGACAAGCGTGGAAAAGGCGTTGGTATTAGGATTGGCGTAAAAACTACAGGTTGCTCTGGATTAGCTTATGTGTTAGAATATGTAGATAGTATAGAGTATGAAGTAGGTGTAACAAATTATGCCCAACCTGATTTTGCAGTACTAGTAAGTTTTAAAGACGAGCCTTATTTAAAAGGGCTAACAATGGATTGGGTCCGCAACGGCCTAAACGAAGGATTTGAATTTAACAACCCTAACGAACGAGATCGTTGTGGTTGTGGAGAAAGTTTTAGAGTATAAAATAATGTTAGAAACAATATGTGACATAATGGTAGACGCTTATAAGCGTAATTGGATTACCAGCCGTGATGGCAACGTAAGCATTCGCCATCACGACCGTGACCACTTTTACATTACACCGAGTGGTGTGCGTAAACAAACATTACAACCGGATCAATTTAAGAAGATTGGTATTGAAACAGGATACTGGGGGCAACCGCCGACTAGATATCACGCAACCAAAGAGTTAGAGTACACTGAAATCAGTGCCAATCTAAAGCCTAGCGGAGAACTACCATTACACTTTGGCTTACAAAAAGAAATGGGACAGCATACAGGAGAAGTCCGTGTAGTAGTACACGTTCATCCTACTTACTGTATTGCCGCCATGCATGCCGGAATTGATTTGAGCACTATCAGCGATGCCTTTCCAGAATTAAATCGCTATACCAAAGTAGCACCCAATGTAGGTGATGTACCTCCGATTAGTCAA